CGAGTATCGTTTACGTCAACACACCGCCGTCGTAGTAAGACCGTACAGAAGTTGATTACTTTAGATGCTCATCCTTGTCAGGACCATATTTGGTGACATTGAGGCTATTGCCTTTTTGTTGCTAGTTTGTGTGGTTTCTGTCGTATCCCCCTTTGTGGTTCAAGCTATGTATTCATGGTTCATGAGAAATCATGTCCCAGAGAGTGCAAAGCGCCATATTGAGGAGACTATCGGTTATACCGATGAAAGTGAGGAGACTGTACAAGAAGCCCTGTTGGCTGATTACCCAAACAGGTGTAACCGCATTCGTAAGATTGCGGCGCTTGCAGCTCTTGCATGCCGTGCTAAGTTTGGATTCAAGTTTCGTACTGAATCTAATGAGATGGTAGCAAGAAAGTGGATTCACGACCATGTCTCGTCGTTAAAAGACATGCGCCGTTCTGATATACCAATGATTATGCCTTTTGCTATTGAGCTTTGCTTTATCCCATCTAAAGCTGAGCTTGAGGCAAAGGCTATGTGGCAAACTGCTGTTGCTCGCAACCGCGTTGCCGCACTTGAGGCTACTTTCTGGGACTGGGGTGTCGGGTTATTCCGAGGCTCCAGGACAGTTAGTGGCTAGGGGTGCCCACGTTTCGTGTCAGGGGTGGATTGCGCTATTAGTAGCGCACCCGACCACCCCAGTTTGGTGACACGTAAAATTGAGGGTACACCAAAGCGGAGGAAGTTTTTAGTCGTCGATGGGGTTGCTCCCCCATTGGATTTCTCCGTTTATAATGACGACATTAATGCCTTGGAGCGTGCCGTTAAGGAACGAGTGTTTTTTGTTAAGGATCACACCGGTGCCTTTTGTGAGCCGCCAAGGCCTGTTGATAAGGAATTCTTCTTTAGGCGCCTTCAAGTGTTTACGGAGCGTTTGTCTGTTCACCTGCCCTCGACCGTCCCTATTACTCGACAACAGTTTGTTGAGACTTATTCGGGCCGCAAGCGAGTGAACTATCAAAAAGCTCTGGATAGCTTGGATGTAATCCCATTGCGTCCTAAAGATTCTTATATTAAGACCTTTTTGAAGTTTGAGAAAACTAACTTCACTAATAAGGATCCTGTCCCACGTGTGATCTCTCCTCGAGATCCGCGATTCAATATAGAGATTGGCAGATATATAAGGCCAATCGAGGAGCGAATTTTTAAAAGTATCGGTAAAGTTATGGGACGTGATACTGTAATGAAAGGAATGAATGCGGTTCAAGTTGCTTCCTCTATTACACGTAAGTGGAATGAGTTTAAGAAGCCTGTTGCTGTCGGTATGGATGCATCTCGGTTTGACCAGCATGTCTCGAAAGAGGCATTGGCATGGGAACACTCAATTTATGGTCGTTGTTTTTGGCAACAAAAGCATCGGTCTCGACTTCATAGTCTTACACGTCAACAGCTATCTAATAAATGTTTTGGAAGAGTTGGTGACGGTGAAGTTGAATTTGTAACTGATGGAGTTCGGGCGAGTGGGGATATGAATACCAGTTTGGGTGCATGTTTAATAATGTGTGCTATGGTGTTTTCTTATTCCCATGAGCTATCCATTAAAATTGAGTTGGTTAACAACGGAGATGATTGTGTAGTTATTATGGAGTCTGGTGATTATAGTCGATTTGCTAGTCACGCTCCAAAGTGGTTTAAAGAGATGGGTTTTACGATGGTTATCGAAGAACCCGTTTACACTTTGGAACAGATTTCTTTTTGTCAGACCCAACCCGTTTTTGTCGGGCCTGGGGCTTTTGACTACATAATGGTGCGTGATCCTCGAGTTGCTATCTCAAAAGATGCAACTTGTATGCACCCATATTACCGTCCAGTTGAATTCTTGGGCTGGATCAAGGCTGTAGGTACTGGGGGCATGTCTCTAGCTGGCTCATTGCCGGTTTGGGACAGCTTTTATGATATGTACTTGCGGTCTTCCGTTGGGCATAATGCCCATCACCTTAGTAATGTTTGGGGATGGGGTGTCCGTAAGATGGCTAGTGGTTGCTCTCGTGTGCATGGCACACCGAGTGAACAATCGCGGGCATCTTTCTATTGGGCTTTCGGTATCTCTCCAGAGGAACAGTTGAGTATTGAAAAAGTCTATAGCGCACGCTTAGTGTCTGGTTTTAACGATCCAAACGCTGAGAGGTGGCTAACACTTCCTTTCTAACAGTATCATGAACGTCGCACCAGACGTATAAAGGGTGGGGTGGTTGCTAACCATTGGGTTGTGTGTTGTAATTGCCCAAAACGTTGGGATCATGGTAGGAGTCTTTATTGACCACCGCCCAATCTGTCCCGTAAATATTTACGTACCCGTTCGATATGTTTTCATGGTAGGGCCACTTTGTGGTACCGCCCAATCTGAAACATGTTTAATTACTAAGCTTAATTGCGGAATGTCGAACGACTGCACGGGCTTCCATTTTGGTTTTCCACGATGAACAGTCTCTTGTGGCGAGGGATCCAATACATGCCACCAAAAATTAAAAACAAATCCAAGAAGAAAAGATCTTCTAAACAATCATCACA